CAATTATCAACAAGAAGACTGTTAACAGCAGTAAAATCAGGAACAGTACTTGGATCGGAACTTCAAACAAGATTAACAGATCCTGGTACAAGAGTAGGGTTTGAAGAAGCACTTTCAATGAGAAGTGAAACAAAGAGTTTAGCGGCAAACCAATTAGCAATCACTGCTATTATTGCAAGCCCAATAGCAACAGATTCTGTTTTTGGAGCAGCTAGCATAAATAACTCTACAGCCGCACAAGCAATGGTTGCGAGTCCTGTAGCAATGCTTAATGTAACACTTAGCTTGCCAACCTTAACTAAAATTATAAACAATCAGGTAGCGTGGGACATATACTTACAAAGTCCTTATGCTGTAGATAATCTTGGCTATGCTGCTGCTGTTTTTGCAGGATTAGATTTAGTAGCATATCCTGACAGAAACTATGTGTTTGCAGACCCTGTAGCAATGGCACAAATCATAGCTAGTTCTAATGCAGTTAGAGCTATCATAGAAGATGATGATTTAGTTTTAAGAACATCAGTCAATAGTATAGGTATGGAGCTTGTAGCTACAAATGCAACCGCTTTGGGTTATATTACAAACTCCCAAAGAAGTATGACAGCTATTGCTAATAGTGAAGTAGCTATGTATGAAATGGTTTCAAAGTCATTGTCTGTAGCTGCTATTTCCAATAGTAAGATAGCAGTAGATACGGTATATGCTAATAGTGTTGCAAGAACTTCATATAAAGAGAGTTCTTTCTTTGCGGCAAATTTAAAAAATACAATAGCAAACCTAGCAGGAATTAACCCATTGTCCTTTCCAACAATTGACGATATTATAAATGACGCTGTTGCAATAGGAGCAGTTAACGCAAATGAAGGTGCATCAGAAGCATTAGCCTCAAGTAGTGATGCAATGCTAACATTGGGTGCAAGTGCTAATCTTTCTATCGTAACAGGTAATACTGTTATTATGGCTGCATTGGCAAGCAATAATGCTGCAATGGCTAACATAGCTACAGGTACAAACTTTACACTTATAAAAAGTAATGCAGTACTGATGACTGCACTTGCTGGTAATTCAGTAGGTATAACAGCGTTATCTACTCATCCTAATTTAACACTTGCAATTAACGACCCTATAGGAATGCCTATACTATCGTCTAATTCAATATCTGTTGGAATTTTAGTTGGACCAACCTCTACAGTAGGAATAAGAGATACTATCTTTAACTCTGAAAATGCAATGACATCGGTATCCAATAAAACAACTTCAATTAATGCTATTAATGCAAACGCTACAAGATGGGGAGAATTTAAAGGGAGTCCTTATTATGAAGACAATGCTTTTGCAATAACTTACAATCTTGCAGGTATAACTTTAATAATGTCAACCTTTGCTCAAATCATAGCTAAAGCATCAGCTTTAACACTAGTAAATGCAAATGCAGGAGCATCAGAAGTATTAGCAACTAATTCAGATGCAATGCTTGCCTTAGCTACAAGTGCAAACTTTAGTATTGTAGCTGGAAATAGTCTTATTATAGCAGGGTTCATCGGTAATTCATCAGCCTTAACAGCACTTCAATCACATTCAAACTTTAGTATTGCAGTAGGAAACGAAACGGCAATGACTGTCCTTGGAGCAGACGAAACTACAATGACTGGATTTATAAGTAACACATCAGCGTTTACGTCTCTTCTTGGAAGTTCTATTGCTAAAGGCTTTCTTTTTGAATCTACCACTTTAGTAAATGCAATGGCTGCCAGTTCAGGTGCGATTTCTTTATTAACGTCTATGAAAATAACTAAATCAGCTCCTGCGCTACCAGATGGAAACGCTACCGCTTTTCAAACTTATGGTCTGCCAGGTAGAACCATCATACTTACAGTTGTAGCAAATTCGATTGTTGCTACTACCGTAGATTTTGAATTTAAAGGAACTCCTCAATACGGAGCAAATGCAGGAGCTGTATTACCAACTCCAGGAACATCTGCCTCTTCTGGACCTATCCCACATTTTGCAGCTTATACAGATCTTCAATGGAATGTAAGAGCAGCAACTGCAACAGCAGCAGCCCAGCCAACGATCACCTATGTAGACTTTAATTAATATTTTAAATTTATAAAGAAGAAAAGAGTATAACTATTTTTTTCTGCTTTTTTAATACCATATAAAATGAAAAGATCCCTAGCCGTAAGCTTTAGGGACCTGATCATGAAATTAACAAAAACAAATATAACTTGGGGTTATGACTCCCATTATTTTAATATACGAACTATAGGTAGGGGTAACACCTTATTTATAGTTTTTCTTTTGTATATTCGAATCTGTATTTTTTTTGACGTTTTAAGTCATTAATATAGTCGGTATGATCGTGAATCCCTGTATCTCCCTTTATCTCCCTTTATCTCTCTTTCTTTCTCTGCAGCCTGTAATAGGTCTATCGTCTCAAAAAGGATAATTGGCAGAGACGAGCTTTTACGACTATGAGCTTTAAACCTAGTTTTAGGATCTCGAGTACACCCAATGTGTACCCCGTGCTTGTTCGGATAATTATCAACTCTATAGATAAAATACGGACCAGGATATAGTAATTCTAACTCCTTAATTTTTTTTACTGTATATTTTTCGCTTAGTTCCATACCTTAAGATAAGATTTTTTTATATGTCTACCAACTTTTTTATTTATTTTGTTTTGGAAAATCTTGCCTATGTATTAGTATAGAAGGAGTTGTTTATACGAAAAATAGTTCTTATATTAATTAAATGAATTAAAACAAACAAAAATGAAAGAAGAATTTAAAGAGGTGGTGGGTTTTGAATACTACCAGATTAGCAACAAGGGAAATATAAAAACTTTCGTTAAAAGTAAAGAGGGTAGACTACTGAAGCCTCAGAAAGACAAAATGGGATATTTTCACGTACGACTTTATGACGGAACCCAGGATAGAGGTGTTTATAAAAACGGCTGGGCTAAGCCTAAGCTAGAAAAAGTCCACAGACTAGTAGCTCTCCATTTTTTAGATGCACCCACCGGGGATTCCTACGTAGAAGTAAATCATAAAGATGGAGACAAGGAGAACAACGTAGTAACAAATCTTGAATGGGTCTCTAGAAGAGAGAATATAATTCACGCCTGGAAATTGGGTCTAATGAACAATGGTTCTGTTAAAGGGGGATTAAAACGAAGAAAGCCTGTCAGGATTACCCATAAAGATGGAAGAGTAGAAGTTTACGAATCCATAATAGGGGCTGCTCTATCTTTAAATTGCTCAGTTTTAGCTGTAATAAACCGAACAAAAGGGATTACTAATGATTTTGGTAGGTTGGGGTTTAAAGCTGAACAGCTAGATAAGAATCTAAACTGGGAAGAATTTTACACCCGTATAGAGGGGATAGAAGAGAAATTAAAAGAGCATGGTGTTTGGCAAACTCAACAAAACAATAAATGTAAGCAAAAAAAACTTAATAAAAAGTTGTTGGTTAAATAATAAATTCTTACATTATTATATTACACGGGAGGGAAGCCCTATATAAAAACATTATAAACCTCTTAAAGATGTCTGACTTCCCCAGCTCTTTAGGGGGTTTTATTTTTAAATTATTATATTATGAAATTATTAGCACAATCAAGTTACTGGGTATTAAACAAGGATATAACCAGAGCGTTAAATAGTCTGGAGGCTTCTCTAATATTGTCTCTACTATGTGATATGCACTCTATGCACCCAGATAAGTTAATGGTGTTTTGTAGGCAGTCATATTTGAAGCAGGAGACAGGATTATCTTATCACCGTATTGGTAAGGCTATGGACTTATTACAGTCGAAGAATTTAATCTATAGAGAGAGGGAGGTTAATACTTTACAGCCTAAGATGATGTATAAAGTTTTAGAGGATAACATAGTAGACCTCTATAGGTTAAAAGTTTCTACCTCTATAGGTGAAAATAATGGGGGACATAATAATAATATATTATATAAAGAAAATACAATAGAAAGAAATAATTATTGGGATAATATAAATAATAGTAGTATAGTAGATAAATTTGATATAATAATAAATGAATAGTATGATATTAGAAAAAGAAATAACCGTATTAAAAGAAAAACTAGAAATATTAAAAATACAACAGGATAGTATTTTTGAGATAATAAGATTAAATTATAGCTTTAAAGAGCCTAGTAAGAAAGAACCATACACAAAAGCTAACGTTAAAAAACATATTAAGAACTATCAGAATTCTATAACTGAGAATGATAGTATAGTAACATTTAAGAAAAAAACTATATAAAATTATGATATCAGAAGAACAATTTAATCAGCTAAGTAAGAAAATAGAAACTCTGGATTTAAAGCTTAATGCTATATATCAAACCCTAAAAGCTAGTAATACTCAGAATGTAGTAGTATCAAAACCAACTAGCATTATTCCTCCCCAGACAAATACTCCAGGGTTAATTTCAAAAGCAAGTATAGACTTCGAAGGTCTTATAGAAGCTATCTCAGATGCTAATAGTAAAAACCTAGTTAAGAGTATTTTTGAAAACAAGTACCCAACAATAACTTCAGGACAACACACTTTACTGATAAAGCTTGGTTCTACGAGTGGCTTTTCAATTTAATAATATAATACATAGGATATGAAAGATACTACAGGAGAACCAGGGATACACATAAGAGCAACGATTGTAACACGTAATTACTTTAGTCCTTGCCAAAGATTATTAGAAATTCTAAAACTAATGAGAGAAACGAGGATATACATAAAAAGAACGATAGTGTTAATAGTATTACTACTAACCTTTACGAGTTGCGAGAAACAAGAAGATGTATGCGGAGTGATTTTGGGAGGGTATAACCAAATAAATTATAATACAGGATTGGTAGATTATTATTTTCGATTGAATACCGATTCGAGAGTCAAAGTGGACCCACTAACTTTTATAAGCCATAGAGTCGGAGACTACGTTTGTCTTTACTATTAAAAATATCTGTAAAATTGCTTCTATTTATAATAAGCAAAGGCTCTATACTTAGAGTCTTTTTATTAATTAAAAATCTTAATATTAAATTTATGAACAAATCTGAACTAAAGGCTATCGTAAGCAAATACTTCAACCTTGTTCCTGCTACTCACAACTTTACAGAAAACTTTGCTGAAGCTACATTAGCTGACGGGACCAAAGTAACTAACGAAAAAGAGGATGCATTAGCAGAGGGCGATTCTTTATTTGTTATCGACGCAGAAGGTAATTCAGTACAAGCCCCAGAAGGGGAACATACAACTGATTCCGGAATCGTGGTAACAGTAGATGCTGAGGGTAAAATTACAGGCATAAAAGAACCAGATGCTGAAGGTGAGGGATCACTTGAGGAAATGGAAGAAGTAGTACCTACAGAAGGTATACAAGAAGCGGTAATTGCTGCCATTGCGGAAATCGTAATGCCAGAATTAGAAAGCATGAAGAAAAAAATGGCAGAAATGCAAGATGCAATGAAAACTATGTATGCTGCTCCTGCTTCAGTACCTACACTCGAAAAGAAATTTTCAAAACAAACAATCGAAATAAAGCCTAACCACAACCAAAAAAGGTATGAAATGGCTTTAAAAAACTTTACTAAAAACTAAAAAACAATACAATTATGGCGATTAATGTGGCTGCTTTAGCCGACTTTACAGATCAACTTTCAGGGCGTATGCTTATGGATACGGTTTACACAGGTAACACTGCTGAGTACGTATCAATTCAGGAAGGAATAAAATTTTCAGAAAGCTTAAATTTAGCTTCTGTTACTCCTTATTTCCAAGGTGGAGATACGGTTTCTACAGCTTCAGGGTCTTTAGACTTTACTCAAAGAAACATCACAGTTTCTAAAAGAACAGCTTATGACAATTGGAACTTACAATTATTAACTTCAAAATACTTAGGAAAAGCTATACTAGACGCAGGATCATATGAAGATACGATGACTATTCTTACAGCTTTATCAGAAGATTTAGTTAAAAAAGCACAACAACAAAATGATGATTTTATCTGGGGAGCTGAAGAAGGAGTAGTATTTGCTGGTTCTTCTGTAACAGCAGCAGGTGATGGATTCAAAGCTATTATCTCAGGCTCTACAGCAGGTGTTGTAGTTCCAGCAGGACAAGTAAACATTGCTGCTTCTACAGCTTACGCTCAACTAACAGAATTACTTTCTAATGTTGACGTAAACGTATTAGATGCTTCAGATTTAACTATCTTTTGTGGTACAGCAGTATTCCAAAGAATTATCTCAGGATTAACAACACAGAACTTATTTCACTTCGACCCTACAACTGTAGAGAAAAGAGGTGGATTCTACGAAGTTCCTTTCCCTGGATATCCAAACGTTAAAATTGTTGGAATATACGGATTAAGATCTTCTGAAAGAGTAATAGTTGGACCAGCCTCTGACATGGTAGTTGGAACAGACTTAACAAGTGACACTAATAACTTCCAGTTATGGTTTAGCATGGATGATGATTCTTTAAAGTATAGATTGAGAAACAAGATAGGGACTCAAATTGGTCACCCAGAATATTACGTTTCAAACGATTTAGACTAATACATAATCAGGGGGTCTTAACCACCCCCTTTTTATTAACTTAAAACCACAGAAAAATTAAATGGCAACTTGTAACATAACATCAGGCTACACGCTAGGCTGTAGAGCGAACACAGGAGGATTAACTTCGGTTTTTATTCTTAGTGGGTCTATTACTGCAGTAGCAGAAACAGCTGGAGCAATTACTGAGATTACTGGTACTGGTGAGTTTTTTGAATTTGAATTACCTAGAAATGTTGGACAACTCTTAGAGACTCCTAACGCTTCTTTAGAAAATGGATCTTTGTTCTTTGAACAACAGGTAGATATTCAAATGCAAAAACTACAAACATCAGTAAGAAACCAAGTTTTCGAATTAGCTAAAAATCCTGATTTGAAAATTATAGTAAAAACAAATAACGGAACAGACGACGGAGTAGGTCAATACTTTCTAGTAGGACGATACAGAGGAATGTCTGTAAGCGGAGGAACAGGAGGATCAGGAACTGCATTCGGAGACTTAAATGGATACAGCCTTTCTTTCACAGGACAGGAACCAGCACCGGTATTCGAAATAGATACTACAGGAGGAGATCTATCTACTGCACTGGTAGGTATAACTTTAGGGTAAATTAAACTTTTAGGAGAGAGGGTAGATTAGGTTCTTTCCCTCTTTTTTCCTATCTTATAAAAAAATATTAGGATGTTAAATTTCTACAATTCAGGTAGTATACAAACAAAAACGGTTTGGCCAGAAGTTTCATCATCACTAGCTTTATTACCTTCAGGGAAAATAGAGCTTTTAATGATACAAGACTACGACAAATCTGAAACTATTGTACCTGCTACGTTAATTAATGTACCAACCCCGGCTTATCCTAGAATAGTATTTCAGGTATTAACAACAGATCTACCAGCATACGGAGGACTATATTCAGTCAAAATTAGAGAATACCTAGCGATAGGAATACACACATGGGGAAACTACAACAAAACATGGGCAGAAGCCGATAGAATATGGTCAGCCAAAGCAAAAGTAGATTTAACGCAAATTGATGAAGACCGAGCAACAGTTCAAGGACTAGATACAGTAACATTCATTCAGTATACAGGCCCAGATGAAACAGGAGCATATATAACCTACCACAAATAATGACGAAAGATACAATCAAAAAACAGAAATTTTTATCGGTACAAAGGGGCTCTACTCCTTGGGTTAAGAATTCTGAATCAAAACATAATAAGTATATTAAGGCAGGAGAAGGCAATTTATTTCCTCAGTACTTAATCGACTTATACAACAACTCAAGTATAAATGCTGCTTGTATAAATGCTATAGTAGAGAATATTATAGGAGGAGGATTAACCTCTAATTTCGACTTTGCGTTGAATAAAGCCAATAACAGAGGCGAGACTTGGAATGATATTTTTACTAAGACCGCAATAGATTTTTATTTACACGGTGCTTTTTCAATGGAGGTTATCTGGTCTATGGATAGATCTACAATAGCTGAAGTTTATCACATTGATTATTCTCACATTAGAGCTAAAGAAAAAAACTATAGAGGAGAGATACCAGCCTGGTTTATATCTTCGGAATGGGCTAAAAAAGGAGGATTACTTTTATCTACAGATGAAAATGTATTTGAAATACCATCGTACAACCCAGCTTCAAAACAAGATGAACCTAGTCAAATATACGTAAGTAAGAATTATCGTCCAGGAATGGAATACTATACGCTACCGGTATACAATGGGGCATTGAAAGTAATTGAACTAGATAAAGAAGTTGATAATTTTCACGTTAACAATATTAAAAACTCTCTAGCTCCATCACTAGCTATTACAACTTTTACTAATGGTTCGGATGATGAAGTAGCTGCCGTAGAAGCTATGTTGAGAGCTAATTATGCAGGAACAAATAATGCAGGCTCGGTAATGTATATGGATGTGGATTCACCAGAGAATGCACCCAAAATAGAACCAATACCTAATAACGGAAACGACGGGTATTATGAAACGGTAAATGAAATGTCTATGCAAAAGATATTAACTGCCCATCGAATTACCTCTCCAATGATGCTCGGAATTAAAACTCCTGGACAATTAGGGGGAAGAGATGAAGTTATCGATGCATATCTATTATTTCAAAATACAGTTATTGCACCCCTCCAGCAAGATATGTTAAAATGCTTTGAAAACTTATTACAGGTTAATTTCCCAGATATAGTAATAGGAGTTGAAACCAAACAACTATATCAGGATGGTAGAACTGAAGAAGAAATTACAACCTCTGTAGAAGTAACAGATGCCGAAGATTCAAATATTAACGACGAAACAATAATATAAAATGACAAAAACTTTTTTAATATCTGAACAATTCTTAAGAACGTACACCGATATTAATAACAATATTGATACAGAGCTTATAAAAAACGCTATTAGAGAATCCCAAGATATAGGGTTACAGGCTATTGTGGGCACGTTGTTATACCAAAAACTTGTTACGTTAGTAGATTCCGGAGATATAAATAATGAAGAGAATGCTAATTACAAAACTCTTCTAACTGACTACATACAGGATTATTTAATTTATGCATCTTACTGGTATTCATTAGATGCAATTTATTTAAGAAGTCGGAACAACGGTTTGATTAAGCCGATGGGAGGTGAAAATAGCGAGGGTGTAGAAAGAGAGCTTTACAATCTTAAAAGACAATCAATAGAAAATAAAATGTCTTACTATGCAGAAAGACTTACAAAATACATAATCGAAGAGCAAGGCTTATACCCAGAAATAAATAACTCTAATAAATTATACGAGCAAAATCCTAATTATAATAATAAGTATAAAAATGGATTTGTATTTAGAAAAAGTCCTTTTACATCTATAATGGAAAGAGCCGGTATTCCGATCTACGATGCTAGATATAAACAATATCCTCCAAACTAATATATAAAATACTATGGGAATTAATTTAACGAATCTCCTTATTGATGAAACCTTTCAACAACTGACTCAAATAAGTGGTTCAGTATTAACAGACGGTACAGGGTCAGTAATCACAAACTTAGATATTTCGGCATCTTTTGCTACACAGGCAGATAATGCTAGTACATCAGACTTTGCTCAGATAGCCATATCTTCTTCTTACGCCACAACAGCAGGTACAGCAACAAGTGCTTCTTATGCCCCTACAGTTCTTCCAGCAGGTACAGTATCAGGGTCATCTCAAATAGACGTGTCTCTAACAACGGGAAATCTAATAGGTAGTAGAGTTGATGGGGAAGTTGCATTGGCAGCATTAGCGACAAGCTCTTCCTATGCAGGAACAAGTCTTTCAAGCTCTTATGCAGACACAGCTCCATACACCGGTCTAGTAGGTGTGGTACCAATATGGGATCAAGACACAACCGGAAATGCAGCAACAGCAACAAGTGCTCTAACAAGTATATCATCCTCTTATGTTGATGGACAAGAGCTCTTTGCAAAAACAAATGTAGATAATACTTTTGGAGGAGATCAAACTTTTAACTCTATCAATGCAGTAAGTGCTTCCATTGGACATTTAAATTATGTAACAGGATCAGCTACCATTATTGGAGACGCATTCATCGTATTAAATGCAGATACACCCACATTACAATTCGCAGGTATAAAAGTATTTGATTCAGGTTCAGCTACAACAGCATCATTTGAATGGAATGGAGATAGTGATTTTTGGACAGTAGTAGAAGAAGGAGGATTGAGTGCTAACCTTATAACTGGTCCATTAGGACTAAAAGGGTCTGAAGCTTTACTTACTACTAATGTAATTCCTAGGTTAGGAATAGAAAATCAATTATTAGATTCAAATATATCTGATGATGGAACAAATATAACATTTAATAGTAATACTCAAATTAATGGAAACGTTAATATTCCTTACGATAACGGGGCTAAACAATTAAATGTCGGATTAAGCGGTAGTGCCCAAGCAGTAGTGGGAGGTTTTGATTTTAATGGTAAAGCTTACGGAAGTTTTAATACTAATGGAAGTGGGGGATTTAATCTCCAGGATAACTTTACAGGTACGGGTAGCCAGATCTACATAAAATCTGATAATGGTACCGTGTATATGGAAGGTCTAGAAACAACCATTAAAAGCAATAGAGTTAACATTCAAGCTAAAACACCAGGTGCTAACAACAGCATAAGAGTAACCGATTATAACCATGATATTAGCCTTTCTCAATCCCCAAGCACTGGTAAATCAGGAATATACGCAACAGAGGCTACTGAGGTATTTGTTACTCTAAATGCATATGATGACGCTGGTACTTTTGATACTGGGTTACTAATAAAAACCAACATTAGCGGTTCTTCTTTTAGCGATTATGATTTACCATCCTATAATGAAGTGGAGTGGTTACAAGTACCTCAAGAAGGAACTCCTTCTTTTAAAAGAGGATTAGAAATAACAGGTTCTTTATCAGTATCCGGTGATGTAGTTTGTAATAATCCAACTCTCTTTAAAAGTAGAGTAACAGCTGATATCATAACAGGAGGAACAACAGGAGCAGTTTCAATTGACTTTTCGTTAGGAAATTTCTTTACAGTAACACCTAGTGGTGCAACAACGATTTCACCATCCAATGTTGACTCAGTTAAATCTCAAACGATTTCAATTGTAATCGACAATACAGCAACACAAACAGTTTCTTTCTCAGGTATACTTTGGGCAGCAGGAACAGCTCCAACCATTACAGCAGGGGGTAAAGATATTATCACACTTGTATCATTTGGTTCAACAGTTTACGGAACAGCAGTACAAAATCTTTCATAACATATGTCAATATTTCAACCATTTGCATTTCAACAAGGACCATCAGCAGCAGGAGGTGGATGGGATCCAACATTAGGAGGAACTGTTACCCCGGACTACTGGTGGGATTTACAAGATTCAAGTCCTTCTAATATGGAGATTATAAACACAAACCAGATTAACAAGTTATACAATAAAGGATCACAGACAAACGGAACGTTAACTAGTTCGTTAGGTGGTAATCCTGCATTTTTATTGCCTACATTTGGATTAGATAGTTTGGGAAAGAATGCTGGAAATTTTGTTTCTGGAAGATTAGGATCTTATGACACATTAATACCCCACCTACAGAACTGTACAGTGTTTGTTGCTTTTAATCCAACAAATGGAGGAGGCAGCACACAACAAATCTTTTGCCACGAAGGATATACTTATTCTGGAGGCTTTTCAACGGTTCAGCGTACATTAATAAGCAAATTAGCAAATCAACCTTATCAATGGATAACGTTCTTAGTTAATAATGTTCTTTATCCTGTCGGAACATACGGCGAATTTCTTATATACTCAGCAATAACTGATACTAGGGGAAGACCGGAGAGTGCGACAACCCCCTGGATAAGAGCAGGAGTGGATGAGTTATCAGAAGCACAAATGTATAGTACTATGCACACACAGATATCAACAAGAGATTACTACTCCCCAGGAACAAATATGGTAGAAGTACAAATGGCATTTGATACACCTACTATGGGTACTGCGGTTCAAAACGACTTCACGCCTTCTACAAATCCGGATGAAGGAACTGCTATTGGACAAGGAGGTAGACCGCAAAAGAGAGACCCATATTTGGGAGCAGTTTATACTGTAGTGGTATACTTTCAAAAACTTACACAGCCTCAAATCACTCAACTATATAACGGTTGGAATTCCTCCTTCTAGAATATA